CAAGACTAAAGAGAGAATGGATGAAAGAAAAGAGTCTCAGGACGTAAGAAACTACAAATTTGGTGGTTTTCAAGTTAGACCCGTCACTCTTTTAAGACTCATTAGTGAACTTGAAGGGTCTTATCAACTTCTCAAATACATGGGTTTCAAAGAAGATATGGAAACTCTAGAAGAAATTAAGAGTAGATACTATAAATTGTATTTTAAGAAGGTTAAAGAGGAAAAACTAAATAACGAAAAGGGATAGCAACCCCTCTAAAAGTTCTAACGGACTTACAGAAAGGATTCTCCCATGCAAAATTTACCAGAAAGCGATTTTTTGGACAATTTAGGTGCTCGAATGCATGAAAAAATGTTGAGAGAAGTCGTTGGTGACCATATTAATGACATGAAGCGTCAAACTATGCTTCATGAAGATATTCGCAATGACGAAGATTATGATGATTGGGAATATGGAACCGAACCAACTTATGGAAAACCTGATAAATAGGTTCATAATCTAAAATTATGCCTTTTTATGGCACTAAATCGCACATCTAGGGCATTTAAGGACATTTCTCTGTCTTTTGCACCACACCCAATTACAAAAGACCTTCCCGTGCTTACAAATGAGCGTGCGATTGCACGTTCTGTGCGTAATTTAGTAGAAACTATTCCAACTGAGCGATTTTTTAACCCAGATTTGGGTTCTGACGTTAGAGATACTCTATTTGGGTTCTGTGATTATGGTACTGCGGCTGTAATAGCAGAACAAATTGAAGAAACGATCTTAAATTATGAGGCAAGAGCTGCAAATTTGAATGTTGAAGTGTTTCCAAGACCAGACGACAATAGTTTTGAAGTAAATGTCTTTTTTGACATCGTTGGACAAGATTTACCACCGCAAAATGTATCCTTCTTACTTGAGGTTACGAGATAAATGCCACTAACCAAGTTTACAAACTTAGATTTTGATCAAATCAAGGCTTCTATTAAGTCTTATTTGAGAGCGAACTCGAATTTTACTGATTTTGACTTTGAAGGGTCGAACTTTGCTGTTCTTATCGACACTTTAGCATATAATACTTACATTACAGCGTTCAACACCAATATGGTGGTGAATGAGTCGTTCATTGACTCCGCTACGTTGAGAGAAAACGTAGTTTCTCTTGCTAGAAACATTGGATATGTTCCTAGATCAAGAAAATCTGCACAGGCACAGGTAAGTTTTGACATTGAGTATACAGGAACTAGTCCCACTGTAACTCTTGAAAAAGGTTTAGTCGCTGTTGGTGCTGCAGACAATAGTTCAGTTATATTTTCGATTCCTGAGGACATCACCACAACTAGTGTACTAACAGGGGCTGACACCAACGGAAATGGACCTAGAAGGGCATCGTTTAGTTCAATAGATGTCTATCAGGGCACACTGCTTACAAAGCAGTTCCAGGTCAATGCATCGGTCGATCAGAGATTTATCTTAGACAACCCAGGAATCGATACAAGTTCGATTAGAGTGACTGTCAGAGGTCCTCAGGACACAGTTGGTCGTGAATATAAGCAAGTAGAAAATATTATTGACGTTACATCCATCTCTGAGATTTTCTTAATTCAAGAAATTTCAGATGAACGATATGAACTTCTATTTGGTGATGGTATTTTTGGCAAAAAGTTAGAAGATGGCTCTGTTATTGAAGTTTCTTACATTGTAACCGATGGATCTTCAGGAAATGGACCCACAAACTTCTCGTATACTGGAACTGTAACAAATAGCAATGGGAATTCATTCTTACCAACGAATACGGTATCTGTAACGACTAATCAGTCTGCTATTAATGGTTCTGACATTGAATCTATCGACTCTGTAAAATATTACGCACCAAGACTATACTCTTCTCAATATAGAGCGGTAACCGCAAAAGATTATGAAGCGATTGTTCAAAGAATTTACCCAGATACGGAATCTGTTTCTGTTGTTGGTGGTGAAGAGTTAGATCCTCCAGAATTTGGAACCGTTGTACTGAGTATCAAACCTAAAAACGGAACATTCTTGTCTGACTTCACAAAAAGTCAAATTTTGAGTAAAATTAAAGATTTTTCCGTTGCTGGAGTAAATCAAAGAATTGAGGATCTGAAACTTCTGTTTATTGAACTACAATCAACAGTATTTTTCAATGCTGCTCAAGTTTCTGATGTAAATCAACTTCAAAGTGCTGTTACATCGAGTTTGAACACTTATGCAGACTCCATTGACTTAAATAAATTTGGTGGCAGATTCAAATATAGTAAAACTGTAAAAATCATTGACAATACCAATGAAGCTATTACTTCTAACATCACGAGAGTGATTATTAGACGTAATTTAAGATCTATTCTTAATTCATTCACACAATATGAACTTTGCTATGGAAACGAGTTCCATGTTGTTAGTGAAGGGTTCAATATTAAGAGCACTGGATTCACAGTTCAGGGATCTTCTGATCTTTTGTACTTTACTGACGTTCCAAACGCAGATAAACTAAAAGGTGCTATTGCAATTGTAAAAGAATCTGATGCTGGTCCAATTGTTGTTGTTCCTGCCGCTGGAACCATTGATTATGTTAAAGGTGAGATCTTAATTAATACTGTAAATATTACATCAACAGTTAAAGCGGATGGAATTATTGAGATTCAAGCAGTTCCAGAATCTAATGATGTTATTGGTCTGAAAGACTTGTATTTGCAACTGGATATCTCAAATAGCACCATAAATATGGCAAGGGACACCATTTCATCGGGTGAACAAATTTCAGGGGTAGGGTTCCCTGTTGCATCCAGTTATACTAACGGACAATTAAGTAGGAAATGATAAACACAAATTCTGTCTTTGATACTAGAGTTAAAATTCAGGATGTTGTAAACAGTCAACTACCTGAGTTCATTAAGGACGAAAATCCACTTGTAGTTGATTTTTTACAGACCTACTACACATCGCAAGAATTTGCTGGTGGTCCTGTAGATCTTGGTGAGAATATTGACAAATACCTCAGACTAGAAACTCTGACTCCAGATGTTATCTCTGGAATGTCCACGGTAACAGTTGGTATTTCAACGACAGATACGGAAATATTTGTAACCAATACCAAAGGTTTTCCGCAAGAATACGGATTAATCAAATTAGGTGATGAGGTTATTACATACACTGGAGTAACCACAAATTCCTTTACTGGTGTTGTTCGTGGTTTTTCTGGTATTACCTCATATAGGGCACCTAACGATCCAGAGGAACTGGTATTTTCCGAAACTGTTGCGGAATCTCATTCTGCTGGAACTAGTGTTCAGAACCTTAGTGCGCTATTTCTTAAGGAGTTTTATAATAAACTCAAAGGACTATACACACCTGGATTAGAAAATACTCCACTTGCAGATGATCTTGATGTAAATAATTTCATTAAAGAGTCTAGAAGTTTATATCAAAGTAAAGGCACGGAAGAATCTATCAAGATTCTGATGAAAGTTCTCTTTGGAATTGATTCCAAAGTAATTGATCTTGAGCAGTTTCTCTCTAAACCATCATATGCAAACTATGTCCGTAGAGAGGTCGTAGTTGCAAAACTTATTAGCGGTAATCCAGAATTAATCTCTGGAACAACCCTTTTCCAAGATGCCCAACTATCTAATGGCATTGGTGCTGCCAGTGGACCAATTTCAGAAGTTGAAATTTTCACAAGAGGAACCACAGACGATATCGGTGTTCAAACCTATTATAAAATCTCACTTTTCATCGGTTTTGATGATGATAGTCTGATTGAAGGAAAGTTTATTATTCCTGGAAGTAGCTTTACTATCGGAAGTCACTCCGCAGGTTCTAGTGTAATCACAGTAGACTCCACAATTGGATTTCCACAATCTGGATCATTTTCTGTTGGCAACGATGTTGTAACCTACACAGACAAAACAATTACACAATTTATTGGTTGTGAAGGTTTAACTGAAAGTATTAATCCAAGAACTGAGATTACACAATCTCTAGAAGTTTATGCTTTTGAGGAGAATGATCTTACAAGACCAGTAAGATTTGTATTGACTGGTGTTTTAAACAAATTTGTACAAACAGAAGATATTTTCTCTGCTGTAGAAGGAGCATTGATCTCTGTTAAAAATCTTGGCCAAGTTATTGGTAATGACCAACAAGATGACTCTTATGAGAAAATCTTCTACAATTCTTGGATCTACAATACCTCCGCAAGATATTTTGTCACTTCTTTCAGTGGATCTACTTTTAACCTCGATTCCACAATCGATAGATCTAGTTTGAAGTTGGGTGATATTGTTGATGTTGTAGAAAGAGCATCACAAACAATTGCCGCTTCTAATTTAGAAGTAATCAATGTAAATTTAACTAACAACGCAGTAACACTTGGTGCTGGTGATTATTCTGGTCTCAACCCACTGGATGCATACGATCTAAGAAAAAGACTCAACACATCTTCCAGTCTTGGAGCACCATTGTCTTTAGGTAACAATGTAGTATCTTCTGACGTATTGAACACATATGTTGAAAATAACGAGTTTGGATATGTTGCATCAAACTCGCTTCCTTCTTACGTTATTAGACCAGTAACAACAGAAGTTCAAATTGCCACTGCTTCTACAGCATCTGGAGCAATTCAAAACTATGACATTAATGAACTGTCATACGATACTCTTTCTTTTCCTGATGTTGTTCCATTTTTTACTGGAGATGAAATTGTATACTCTCCTGCAAGTGGAGTTCCCGCTATTTCTGGATTATCTACAAATGCCAGTTACTTTGTAGAGGTTCAACCAGCACCGAATAATAATAGAATTAAATTATCCCTTTCTAGATCATTCTTAGCAGCTGGTTCTTTTGTTAGATTCAATCCAACTGATAGTGGTCCTCATGATTTTATTCTTGCTGAACAAAGAGAAGGATCAATTCAACCACAAAAATTACTTAAAAAATTTCCACTAAGTCAAAATCTTAGAACTGGTACTAAAGACGCAACACCTACGGGATCAACTGGTATGTTGATCAATGGTGTAGAGATTTCAAACTATAAGGTTGATGAGTCTGTTTTCTACGGACCTCTTAGTAGAGTTAATGTCTTTAATGGTGGAACTAACTATGACGTTGCAAATTCACCAAAAGTAGTTGTTGGTGACTCACCAGTTGCTTCTGGAACAACAGCTTTAGTTCAACCTGTCGTTACTGGTTCCTTTAAAGACATTTTAGTTGATCCAGTAAACTTTGATATTGAAGAAGTTTTATCTGTTGAGATTTCTGGTGGTAATGGTGATGGTGCAACTGCATCAGCAACTCTCGCTTCTGAATTTAGAGAAGTTAACTTTAATGCTAATATCCTTTCTGAGGGTGGTGGTGTTGATACTTCTGCCAACACCATTACTTTCGAAACGCAACATAATTTCCAAACAGGTGATCCCATTGTATACAACGCATTAGGGAATCCAGCACTTGGCATTGCAACTAATACATCTAATGATGCTGTACAGGGGTTAACACTTCAAACAGGAAATATCTATTATTCCAAGTTTATTAATAGCAGCACTATTCAGATTCATAATACAAAACTTGATGCTCAGTTAGGAATCAATACTATTGGTATTACAACTGAGAATAATGCTGGACTGATGAGGTTCAGAACTACAGATAAAAAGCTTAAAATTGATAGGCTTAATGTTCTTAACCCTGGACAAGGATATTCTAATAGAAAACTCATTGTTCAGTCAACAGATATTAATACTGCAAATGATAGCATTGTCTTTAATAATCATAACTTTACTAATGGTGATTTTGTAGAGTATGAATTCTTCGACACTGCTATTTCTGGACTTTCAACCACAGTTCAATATAAAGTTCTGAATGTTTCTGAAAATGAGTTCAGACTTGTTAATGCTGGTGTAGGTGGAACAGATCTTTCTAATTTCAATAGAAATAAATTTGTTTCTATTGAAACAGTTGGTGTTGGAAGTCATATCTTTAAATATCCAGAAATTGTTGTTACAATTAAAGCTGTAACTACACAACAAGAAGAGGGTACATTCACAGCAACTCCAGTTGTTCGTGGTCCTATAGTTGATGCTTATCTGTACGAACCAGGAACTGATTATGGGTCTGAGATTCTAAACTTTGAAAGAACACCAGGAATTACTGTTGAAAGTGGAACTGGTGCTGAAGTAAGACCAGTTATCTTAAATGGTAGAATTGATAGCGTGTTCGTTCTTAGTGGTGGTAGTGGATATACTTCTCCACCAGAACTGGTTGTCTCTTCTAATCCTGTTGGAATTGCCACAACTGGTACGGGTGCTAGATTGAGAGCACTTACTAATAATGCGGGTGTAGTTACCTCTGTAGTCGTCCTCTCACAAGGTTTAAACTACGATTCGAACACAACTACCATTAAGGCTAATTCGGTCGGTTCTGGGGCAATTCTGAATGCTTCTGTGAGACGTTTGGGTGTTAATAAGTTTGCCAAGATTAATGACAATGGTGGAGAGATCGTAGCACCCACACCAGAGAAGGGTCTTGAGTATGCTGCTATTGGATATGGTGTTACGCTAAGAGATGCATTTGGTGATAACGGAGCATTCCACTCACCAATTATTGGATGGGCTTATGATGGAAATCCAATTTATGGATCTTACGGTTATAATGATCCTGAGAACATTCAGAGCGGTACTAAGAGAGTAGGGACTGGATATACAGCAAATATCTCTTTTATTTCTAACAGACCAAATTCCACTACCTTCCCATTAGGATTCTTTGTTGAAGATTACAGATTCACTGATGTTGGTGATCTTGATGAATTTAATGGTAGGTTTACGATTACTAATGAATTCCCAGAGGGAATTTATGCATACTATGCAACCATTGATTCTAATAACAATCCACAGTTCCCATTCTTTATTGGCAACTTCTATAGATCAAGGACTATACTTGAAAACGTAGATCCTGCTTTTGCTATTGATCAAAGATTCGATTTTAACAATTCAGATCTTATCAGAAACACTTTCCCACAAAAGATTGGTGAAAGAGGTGCATCATATGACTTTGCAATTGAACCATACAAAGTCTTCTCACAAGATTCTGTTGTTGATATTGTTGGATCTGGATCTGTAGAATCTATTAGTGTTGCTTCCACTGGAAATGCCAGATATGCAGTTGGAGATACTATAAACTTTGGTGAAACTGACACTGGATTTGGACTTGCGGCTGAAGTATCCAAAATTCATGGAAGATCTATTATTAGTGTTGCTTCTACAGAAACAAGTTATGAAAACGCTATTGTTAAGTGGAAAGATAATAAAACAGTAGAAGTTTCGATTTCACCCAACTTTGACTTGGATGATAATGATGTTGTTCAAATTACAGGTCTCTCAACATTTGTTCAAAATCTTGACGGTGCTCATGTAATTGATACTTTTGTGGAACCAGCAAAATTAATTGTTGGTATGGGAACCACTGGTGTCAGTGGAATGACAACCGATATTACTGTTACGAATCTTCCCGTTTCCATTGGAAGTTCTGTTAAACTTTCAAATGAAACTTTTGGCATTCTGAATGTTTTTTATGGTGACGGTATTATCCGAGTTCAAAGATTTGCATCTGAAACCGCAGGTGGTGGTGTAGGACATACCGCTGGTGAGACAGTTACATATCCTCCACAAAGATTTCATATTTCAGTAGAGACACCATATTTCGAATCTAAAGAACAAGATACTGTTTACTTTAATCCATTTGAAGCTGTTGGTATTGGAATAACCGCAGGATTTACAACATCCAGATCCTATAGATTTAATAATAGAATTGAAACAAGAACTATTCCAACTCAGAATATCTTCTTAGAAAACCATCCATTCCAAACTAATCAAGCAATTAATTTTTCTGTTGGTTTAGGAACCACATCAATTGGTGTATCAACAAGCCCAACAGGAACCGTCTTCTACTTGCCAGACTTAGTTTATGCTGTCAAGAACTCCAAAGACACTATTGGTCTGGCAACTGTTTTGAATGGGGATCAAGTCTTCTTCAGAGATGTATCTTACACAAATCTGTATGATTATCAGTTCTCATCTAGATTTAATCAAATAACTGCAGATGTTAAGAAAATAACAGCGACAGTCTCAACTGGTGAAACTCATGGTCTTGCTGATAATGATATTATTGAACTGTCAGTGAAATCTGGATTGAGCACTGGTGTTGGTGCTGCCTCAACTGTTGTTTTCAAAATTGCTGAGGAAAAAATTCTTGTAAATCCAGTTGCCATTAGTTCTGCTGGAGTTAATACAAGCACAAATATTATTACATCAACTGATCACGATTACACTACTGGTGTTAAAGTATACTATGAATCTAGCGAAGTAATTGGTGGACTATCGACTGGTAACTACTATGTCTTTGTGATTGATAAGGATAATTTCAGACTAACAGAAACTAGACTGGACGCTATTTCTTCACCACCAACTTTTGTAAATCTCACATCGGTCGGTGGAACATCACAAACCCTATCTCTTGTCAATCCACCTATTGAGATCTTCAGGAATAATGATGTTGTATTCAATCTTGAAGATCCAACTTTGTCTGGATATAATTTACAAGTTTATTATGATGATGAATCTGAAAATCCTGTAGTATCAACAGGAAAGACTACTAACTTCTTAGTTTCTACATTTGGCACCAATGGTACACCTGGTGCTGGTGCCACTATTGGATTCTCTACAAACTTCCCATCAATTCTTTATTATAATTTCGATAAAGGTGGATTTATTAGCACATCTGATAAAGATGTTAGTGCATATAATCAATTAAAATATTCAGATAGTAGGTTTAACGGAACTTACAAAGTCACTGGTGTTACCAGCAGCACATTTGATATCAATCTTACTCAGGTTCCTGAAAAAACATCTTACACTGTTTCTGAGTCTGATTCTCTTGAATACACCACGACATCTACAACGGCTACTGGAGCTATTGAACATGTGAAGCTTGTCTTCGCTGGACTTAAATATGAAACTGTTCCAAGTATTTCCAGTATCACCTCTGTAGAGGGTGTGGATTCTGTATTAAGACTCAATTCCCCAACAATTGGAAAACTTGAAGATGTAAGACTTCTTACACCTGGATTCTCTTATCCTTCAGATAAGACATTAACACCAACTGCTAATGTTCCAAATGAACTATCCGTATCTGATTTCCAAACCATTGACACCATTCTTGTTGAGAGTGGTGGTAAAAACTATCTGACTCCACCAGGATTGGTTCTTTATGATTCATCTACTGGAGATTTGGTTCCAGAATTCCAAGGTTCAACAGAATTGTCTGGAAGTGCTGTAAGTCCAACGACTCTTGTAGATGGTGAAGAAACTGCTGGTGTAAGAATTGACAGAAGCCCAGTTGGTCTTAAAGATGATGTAGTTTATGGTGCCGCTACTATTGGTAATGATAATGGAGTTTCCATCGTTAGTGTTGCTTCCAGTACAGATAATCAGGTAACAATCAGTATCACTACACCTATCTTAGGATTTACGACAGCACCATTTAAAGTTGGTGATAGTATCTTTGTTGAGGGTATTGGTCTTGCTTCCACTGATGGTCAGGGACATAATTCTTCTGATTATGGATATCAATATTTTACCGTTTCTGCTTATGATTCCAGTGTAAACCCAAATCAACTTACATATGATTTGAGTAGTTTTGTTACTACAAATACTGGAATTGCAGTGACAAATCCAGGATTGTTCTCCAACGTTGTTAAGGAAGATGATCTTCCAGAATTTAAAGTAACTAAGAAGAATGCATTATTTGAACCAAATGAAATTTTATTCTTGAATGGTGTAGAGGTCATTGGATCCACTAACCTCACCGTAAGTAGTTTTAACTCACTGACTGGAAAACTTAATATAAATGGCACTACACCAATTCAAATTGGTGATACTTTGACTGGTGCTGTTAGTGGTGCTAAATGCACAATTTCGAATATTTCTACTAAGGTTGGTAGATTTGAAATTGACTCTACATCCAAGTTTATTAAAGGGTGGAGCGATGACATTGGAAAACTCAGTGAAGACTATCAGGTAACTGGTGATAATGACTACTATCAGAGAATGTCTTATTCTATTCAGAGTGAGAAGGCATTTGATGATATTATTAGCTTCGTAAATGACAATGTTCATCCAGCTGGATATCGTAATTTTGCCGACACTCAAATCAGTCCTAAAGGCAATGTAGGTCTGTCGTTTACCACGGCACAGGAAGATCCATTCCTTGTATTGGACATTTATGACGGTGCTAAGAGAGTAGATACGATTAATGATTTTGATTTTGCTGTTGATGTTGATGCAACTGAAAATACATCGAAATCTATTGAACTTTTGAATGTTCCAATCACTGACTTTATTCTAAACAAGTCAAATAGAGTAATTTCAATTGATGATATTAGTTCGGAATTCTTGAATGAAAATGCTGATGAACTTTTAGAGTTCAAAGATGTTTCTACTTTTGGTGATGGAAGAAAGACTAACAAGTTCTTAGTACAATTTGTTGATGTTACAAATGATGCTGAGATGGGTCTTAAGGAAGTTGTTCTTGTCAACAATAATGAAGATACCTTCTTATTTGAAAAGGTTGGTCTTGGTGACTCTATCGGTGAACTGGATGGATTCTTTGACGAGGATACCAACCAGTATTCCTTAAGATTCACTCCTTTAGAGAAGTTCAATACTGACTATGAAATAAAACTTCTTCAAACATTTTTTGATGACGACACTTCTGGAATTGGATCTCAGAGCATTGGATTTGTTGATGTTATCGCCAAGACTCAAAACGTAAATGCTGGTGTAGGTACTACCGTTCTTGGATTTAGCACTTCAGTTACAGATACCTTCTATACAAGTGTTGAGATCTTTGATGAATTTGAACAAGATGTTGATTACACAGAACTTGTTCTTACTCACGATGGAACCGATACTTATCTGACAGAACTGGCAGCTTTTAATAACAGAGTCAGTTTGAATGGTCTTTCTGGTCCATTCATTGGATCATTTACATCTTCTATTGATTCTGGTGTTGTAAGTCTGATCTATAACAATAATGGATCTAATGAAGTAAGAGTAAGAACCCAAACAATCGGTATCGGTACAACCGCTGCTGGTATTGGAACTTATAGATTTAAGTTTACTGGAACTGAAGATGGCACAGAGAGAACTGGTAGGTTTGAATCTGATTTTGCCGAAGTTAGTGGTGGAACTCCAACAGTAATTACGGGAATCAATAGTATTACTGATGGTGGAATGAAAGCCACTGTCAGAGTCAGTATTGGTGATTCTCAAGCTATTCATCAGGTTTATGTTCTTAATGATCAAAAGGATAGAAAGAACCTTTACGTTCTGAGTTATCCATTCCTCTCCGTTAAAGATATTAATGGAATTGGTACATTCTCTGCTAATTATTCTAATGATGGTGTTGATCTGAAATTCCATCCAGATTATTCTGGGGACATTCTGGTACAATCTTTCAGTGAGATTCTGAATAGGGACCTTGATAACAATGGTGATGAAACTGGTATTGGTGATTTAACATACGGTGACGTAAATCAGAATGTATCCCAATCTGTTTATTATGGTATCAATCAAAGAGAGATTTTGGAATTTGATGCCAAGTTCGATGGTGTTGACATTTTTGCAAAAACATTCAACCCAACACAATCTGGTATTGTTAGCACTACAACTGGAATCTTTACTCTAGACCATTTCTTCTCAACTGCAGAACCTCTGGATTATGTTGCTGGTTCTAATTTGATTGGTGTCGCTGGCACAGGTATGGTTTACTATACTGGTGTTGGTGTTGCAACCGAAAGATTACCAGACGTTGTTTATGCTATCAGAGACAACCAGGCTCAGTTTAGAGTTGCCATCAGCAGTGCTAATGCACTATCTGGAACTGCTGTTACATTTGCAGCATTTGGTGCTGGAAATAAGCACGTCTTCTCTATGCAAAAGAGAGCAGAGAAGACAATCCTAACACTAGATGGAATTGTTCAATCTCCTCTGTCTAAGACTCCATTGTCAGAGCAAATTATGCATGACGTTGGTGCTGGAACAACAATCATTCAATTGAGTGGTATTTCCTCAATCAGACCCGCTGACTTGCTTAAGGTAGATAATGAACTGATGAAAGTTTCCGTCGTTGGATTGGGAACAACAATCGCTGAAGGTGTGGGTGCCATCGGAACATTACCAATCGTTCAAGTAGAACGTGGATTTGTCGGGTCTTCTGTAACTGCTCACAGTCAATTCGGTGCAGTCTCTGTATTCAGAGGAGCATTTGATATTGTTAATAGTAAGATTCACTTTACAGAGGCACCAATGGGTGCTGGTAGAAACGACCTTGATAGTAGAGGATTGACTATTCCAAGATCTAATTTTGGTGGTAGAGTCTATCTCAAAAAGGATTATGGAACTAACCTTATCTTTGATGATATTTCCGATAAGTTTGATGGTGTAACTGCTGACTTTACGTTGACTTCAGATGGAAGCAACGTAACTGGAATTGGAAGCACTGGTGGCAATGGTTTAGTATTCATCAACGGTGTATTCCAAGCACCATCTACTCCAAATAACGCAGATAATAATTTCACCATCACCGAAGTTAGTGGCATTAGTAGCGTAATTTTCACTGGAATTACATCTGTCGGTGGTGATCAAATCGTCGATCCTTCCGATATTAATTTGAATCAATTGCCAAGAGGGGGTGTTCCAATTTCGTTTGGATCTACAAATGGACTTGGATATGCACCATTGAGAAGGGCAGTTGCTGAACCAACTGTTACTCTTGGTCAAATTACTAATGTAGCTGGTGTACCAACAACTGGAGTATTCGCAGCAATTTCAAATGCTGAATATGATAATGCAACTGGTATTCTCACGGTAACAACTTCATCTGATCACGAACTTAATACTGGTGATAAGATTGAATTAAAGTCCTTGACATTTGCATGTCCTGCTGATGGTCCATTTACTAATGTCTATCAATTCCCAAGTGAAATCGGTGTAAACTTTAAGATTAGTTCTTTTAATTATGATAATTTAACTGGTATTGCCACAGTCGGACTGACATCTGCTCACAACTTTAGAGTTGGTAGACTGGTTGATCTTTCCAATATTGGAATGGCTTGCTCTACTCCTCATAATGGAATTACTACCTCCATCTTCCCAGATGGAAGTTCGGGAAGAAAGGCAGTTGGTGTCAATACTAATAGATATCCCATCCTTGGTATCGCAGGCACCAACAAATTTATTATTGACGTTGGTGTTTCGACTATCACTCACGTTTACGCTGGAGCTGGAGCATCTGCTGGTGATGCATACGAAGTAAAACCATACAGTCCTTACTATGCAAATCGCATTTTGTCGAGCACTAAATTTGAAACTCAAGTAGGTGTTGTGACATTTGCTCACACATATCAGTCTGGTGGAACATTTGCAAAG